TCGGCACCAATGAGCATGGTGTTTTTGTCGCCAGCCATTGCAATGCTAATGCCCTCCTCGCTGGTTGCCGCGCCATAGCCCAGGTTGATAACGCCGGCAGGCCCAACAAGCGTGGCCTGGACGTCAACGAAACTATAAGTTGCCATTTTTATATTCCTTTCTGTTTGCTCCGCCCTTGCGGATATTTTCCGAGGCAAGCAATGGTTGTAAATTTGTGTAATGTACCGCTTTTAATAATTGCTCTCTGATTGATAAATCAAAACATGAAAGCGGCGTAACGTGGTCAATATGCCAAACTGCCCCGTAGTTTTCCCAAGTCATTTGGCTTGTGAATTTTTTACTAATCCAACTTATAAAAAACTCAACCGTACAACCCAAGTCTTTAATTGCGGAGCCGTTCTTAACTTCGCCTTTAATAACTTTGTTTAGCCTGCGCCTTAAATTGGCTCTAATCCTAAAATTAAGGTCTGTTTCACGCTTTTGCTTTGCCCATTTTTTATGGCGCTCATAAACTAATTGCAAGTTGTTTTTTTGATATTCTCTCGCACGAAATCTGTAAAGCTCAGGGCTTGCGTTTCTCCGGTCGTTTTCCTGCTTGCGTCGCAACTCAGCATTTTTTAAATACCTACCCCTAAAATCATCAAGCAATTTTTCCTTGTTTTTCTCGTAATAAAAACGCTTATATTCTTTTGTGCAAGGCTTGCACCAAGTATTTAATCCGTCTTTTTTACGCTTGTTTTTACAAAACAATTCAAATGGCAATTGCTTTTTGCATCTTTCGCAAACTTTCATGCTAATACCCGCTTAATAATATGCGGGTATTTTAACATCAATAAATGTGTATTAACTTATCGGTTAACGTTAATAATGCAATCAACAAAATGCACGGCACCGGCCAGCTTGATTGCGCATTGAATAACCGGAGCCTTGCGGGCCTCTCGGTCCGCCTGAGATTGCGTGGCCACTTGCGGAGCATAGACATAATAGCCGGTGCTCAAAGTGTCGCCCTGGTTGAGCGCGCCGAAGCCTGGGGCGTTCCAAACGCCTGGGGCCACCAAGCCGTTAACAACCGCCTGGTTCAAGCGTTGTGCAATCGTGGTCAGGATTAGGTTAATGCCGGCGTCAGTCTGTGGCACTTTGGTTGGGCTGGTGTATAGCAAGTTGAAAATTGCCGTTTGGACGTCATTTTGCAACCAATCTGTCCCGTGTACCTCGTCAAAGAAATAACCGTTAACCATAACGCCCTCTTGAATAATAGAGGTGTCGTTGTTGTATTTCACAAAAACGTTGCAATGCTTGTCGCGCAATGTTTGTGCTTGCGAGCTGGTCAGGTTTTCCGCCGCAACGCCTGGCTCCTGCTTAAACTTGATTGTCAGCGTTGTGTTGCTACCGTCAAAGTTAACCGTAAATGCTCGGCCAAAGATTGAAGCCGCCGCGTGCACGTTTGAGCTTGAGTATTGCACAAAGGTGCGCTTGTAATTAAGCGCCTTTAACTGGCTGGCAATGTCGCTGGTAACAACGCTATCCAATACGCTAGTGTTTTGCGTTGTAACGCCGTAAATGCGTGCCAGGCCTGAGCCCTCAATAAACGCGGCAACCGCCAAAACTTCGGCGTCGGTCGGCACTGGCGTGCTGGCCACATAGAGGCCATACCATGCGCTTGACATATTGGCCAGCGTTTGCACCGCATCAACCAGGGCCTCAGCGGCAACGCCTGCAACGATATAACCCTCGTCGTTGGCACCCAAACGAAATACGCTTGTAATGTCCGTGCCTGAGGCTGGGGCGGTACCAAAGCCAACGGTTGAAGTTGAGCCGGTGGTTGAGCTGGTAACAACAAAGCGCGCATTTGCGCTATCCCATGCCACGGTCGCGCCAGTAATGGCCGCGTCCAGGATTGCGGCAACGCCGTTTAAATTTGTCGCGCCGCTGAAATTCAAACCTGTAAGCGCCTGGTCCGCGCCGCCGTCAATTTTGATTTTCATTGCGCCGGCTGTAATGGCCGTAAAGTTTGCAAGCGCTTGTTGTGCCGCGCTCAATACACCGCCACGCAATAGGCCGCTGGTTGCGCTTTGTGCCCATTTGCCAACGTAGCAGATTGACGGTTGCGGTGTTTGGCCGTAGTAAAGCGCCGCCGCCTTGTATTCCGGCGATTGTGTGCCAAAGTCCTGGGCAATTGCGTCCAGGCCAGTGTATAAGCGCAAGCGCTCTGTCGTATCAATTACATTGCTATCGCCCAGGATAAGCAACGAGCCAAAATTGCGGGTTTGAGCGGCGAGTGGCGAGAGTACCACTTGCACGTTAACTATATCGCTAACGGGTAAGCCGAGTGTTGTCATTTTAAATAACTCCAATGGTTAGTTTGTAATAATTCCAACCTCGTCCGAGATAAGAATTGGATTTGCTGATAGCACGTTAAGCACGCCGTACTCGCGCACAACTTGCCGGCTAAATGTAAGCGGTATGTCGTAGCGTTTAACCCATTGTTGGTTAACCAGCTCCGGCACCGCCGTAATATCGCCCGCATTGTTTAGCCCTATATTTACCAGGGCCAACGCTTCCAGGTTTTGTGGCATTTGCAAGCCGTCGCGTAGCATTGCGGCGTTGCGCATGCCGTTTGGCCCGTAGAATGTGCAAAGCACGTTTATGGCCTCATGCCGTTTCAATCTGTCCAGGCCGTCGCCGTCCGGGTCGTGCTGTATGTGCGGGGTCGCGTCCGAGGTCTGCAACGTTACGCCGATTGCGCACCAATCAACCCCAGGCTCCGGCTGTTTTGGGTTGCCTGGTTGCCAGCGCGGCCGGACCATTGGCCCAGGCAGGCCGGTAATGCCAACGACCGCCTTTTGAAATTCTGCGTCCAAGCTGTCGCCCTCTAAAGGCGGGCTTGCTACGCTTGGCGGCAAATAACCGCCGGTTGCGCTAGTGTTTGGCATGGTGTTTATCCTGCTAATGGTTTGAGCGCGCATGTTGCCGCAACGAAGCCGCGCCCAAAGTGTGAATAACTGTTAATGCGCTCAACCGTGTAACGCCGGCCTTGCCACTCTATCTCGTCGGCAATCAGGCCCACCGAGCCGTCCTGCAATTGCGTTGCCGTGTGTACCATAATGGCCCCGCTCTGATAATCGCCCTCAGCGGTCCGGTTTAATTCGTGCCCGCTGTCGCTCGTTACCACCGCGTTAAATGTAAATTTTCGCTCGGTATTTACGGCCATGCCGTTGGTGCCGATTGTCTGCGCATTTCGGTAACAAATAAGCCCGGTGTCCATAAAATCCGGGTCGCTGAGCACTTCGCTAACGTCCAGTAATGCCATTGCATACCCCAAAAGAAAAAAGGCCCGCTAAGGGCCTTTGTGTGCGTTTGTTAACTTATAAGTTAACTATTTGTTGCGGATAACATAGTTAATTGAGTTTCTTAGCTGGCCGGTGTCAATCAGCGGCCTTGCGTTGCTATTGTCGGGCGCGTTTCCTGCGGCACGGCTGGCCAATTCCTTTTTGGCGCCTTTGCGGCCTTTTGCCGCCCGTGCGCGCAATGTCGCCTCGCTGAGCGGTACAAAATCGCCGCTGTTAATCTTGGCCTTTACGCCGTCCCGTGCAACCATGCCCGCCGCTTCCAGCTCGTCGTCGCTTTGGCGTCGTTTGCCCTCAATAGCGGCCTTTGCGGCTTTGTCCAGGCGCTTGGTTATGCGCTCCTGGTTTTGCTCTATGCCGGCCGCTAAAAACGGCCTGGCCGGTATGTTGGCCGCCGGGCTTCCATGCTCATGGATATAACCCAGGGTTGCGTTATTCATGGGCCCCTCGTCCTCCTGGTCGCGCTCGGAGGTTCCGCTTGGTATGCCCACCAAAACGTCTTTTTTTACCAGGTTGGTAATGTTGCGCACTACGTCCGCCAGTATGTCCACTGTTACGCGCATGCCTTTCATTACCAGCCCTTTACATTTGTATGCCGCCCGCTCCGACCATTTGCATTAGGTTCCAATAGCGCACGCCATAATTTGTTAAATTCCAAAATCCTGCGTCGGCATAAGTGCCGCTTGAGGTGTCATAGCTTACGCTTACTTTATCCACGGATTTGGCCGTTACATTGCCTTGCAATGCTCCTGGCACGCCGCCAGCGTCAGCGGTCCGTCTGTCGCGTTCTGCGATTGCTAAATGGTGGGCCGTGAATAATGCCAGGCCCTCATTTAGTAGGTCGTCCCACCTATCGGCATTTAACTGCTTTTTGCCCAGGTTTAACCAAAAATCAATTGCCGGGTCCGGCGTGGTTATAAACTCCGGGAAAATCTGCCGAAAGGTGAGAGCGTCCATTTTTTAACTTCCTTACTCTGTTACGTTTAAAACTGCGTCGCGGTCTGCCGCTTTGATTGTCGGCAAACCAGCCTCGCGCAATGCCGCGTTAACGGTGTCAATCGGTGGCACTGGCTTTTCCTCAGTTACGAGGCCCTTAATAATGGAGGCGGTTTTTGCGGCCAATTCTGCCGCCTCCGCTTCCAATTGCTCTGCCGTTTTCGCTGGCGGTGCCGCTGGCTCCTCGTCGTCAGCTAAATGGAATTTTGTGTAAGGGTGGTTGGCCACCGCCTCGTCAACTTCGTGCTTGCCTACCGGGTAATGCGTAAGCACGCTGTCAATGTTGAGATTAAACGCCTTTTTTACTTGAATTGTAACCATGCCGTTGCCCCTTAGATATTATCACGATAACCAAATGTTTCAGGATAAACAAACTCAACCACGCCCAGGCGGCCAAAGTATGTCGTTAATTGACGCAAGTCGCGGTATTCCAGCGGTGTGCGTTGTAGCGGCACCAATGGAAAGCGGACCTTATCCTGGTCAGGCGTATAGGCAACCATGCGGTTTGTACTGCCAGCGCCGCGGCTTGTCAACCACTTAACTGGTTGAATGTCCAAAGGACGGCCGTTAATTGAGTTGGATAAGCTGTTTTGCTTCAAAAATTCCAAAATGCTGATATTGCCAGCACTTGAAACGAGTTTGCTTACCAAGCGGCTGTAATTAACCGGGTCAATTAACAATTTGCTTGGGCAAACTGCATAAGCAGAAGCCGCCCAAACTGAGTTAAGCAACTCGTTAACGTCGGCCAGGATTTGGTCGGCGGTTGCTGTGGACCATGTGCCGGTTGTGGCGTTTGAAACGTTTGTAACCAATGAGCTGTTAACCAGGCCAGTAAAGCCAAGCGCGGTATCACCGATATATACTTGCTCGTCAATGTCCATTTGGTATTTCAATTGCATACCGCTAAATTTCTGCTGGTCAACTGGACGGCCAAGTTTTTGCGCACTTTCCAGCTCCGGCAAAGTCCAGCCCAATTGCATTGCCCACAATGGCAATGGATTAGAGGTTTTGCCAATGTCCAGGCTAATGCCAGTGATTGCATTAGTGTCTTTGCCAACCCATGCCTTGCCTGAGCCTTGCACGCCAGGAGCGGCCGCAAATGAGCTGTTTGTGAATGAGCTAAACTCGTCGGCAATGCTTACGTCCTCACGCAACATAATATCGCGCGACCAGGTAACAGTCGCCAGCGGCATGTGCAATTTTTGGTCTAAGCGTTCAAGCTCGCCAATCAGGAAAACGCCGGCGCTGTCAATGGTGCGAGCGTCAAATGTCATTAGCGCGTCTTTCGTCGCTAAGCGGATTAAATTCGGTTTCATGTGTTACCCCTTAATTAAATGTTGTAAGCAACTTCAACGTTGCCGTTGGCGTCAGCCTGGCCCGCGAAAGTTAAACCAGCGATTGCAACGGTGTTGGTGCTGTCTGCCGCCGCTTCAAAGCCGCCAACTGGTTTGCCCGTGCCTGGCGTTGCCACGCGGACGTAAACCTGGCCGCCCACCGCTGGGGTGCCTGCGTTGTTTTTAACGTTGATATAGCCGGAGCGTAAAACGCTGGCAATGCCGCTGGTTTTTGGTGTTGAAGTGCCCAGCGGGTCGCTTGCCGCGTTACCTGTCGCCGGATATTCGCGCACTAAAATGCCGTAAGCGTCGGCCGCTGTTTCTGAGCCAGCGAAAGGCACAAATTTGCCGCTTGCAATTTTACCGATAAGGCCGAAAGCCGAGAAAGGCAACGAAGCGTTAAGCACTTGTGCCTCAATTTTTGCCTGTGATTGACGAGTTACGTCGCCAGCAATGCCGTAAGGCATGCGTGTAAGAAATGCTACCATGATGTAATTTCCTTTATGTTAGCGGGCAAGTTACTTGCTAGCCCAAAATGCCTTGTTACGGGCGTTAATATCGGTTGGGCTTGTCGCTTTGCCGAAATCCGTTGTTTTCGCGGCGGCGTTACGCACTCCGCGGTTGTTGTTGGTCGTGCGCATCAACTCAGCGGCGCCAGCAAATACGCTGTTTAGCGCGTCGCCTGTCAGCAACTTAATAGAGCGGCCAGCCAGGAAAACGTCAATTGCTTTTTTGCCGTCCGCGGTTGCGTAAGCGGTCGTTAATGCTTTGCGTTTCAATGAGGCAATAGCGCCGGCGGTTTTTGCCGCGTCGCCTGTCGGTACCTGGACGCCTGGGGCCAAAATCTCAGCGCGTGCAATTACGGCTTTGAGTGTGTCGCCGCTCAATACCTTGCCCACCGCTTCGCCGTTGGTTTCCGCTTTTTCAGCTTCCAGCACGTCGTCGCCTGTTTGCACGTCGTCCTCCTCGTCCGGTGGCGTGGTTTCCTCGCCCTCGGCATCAAAGTTTTCGCCGTGCTCCTCCTCCTCGGCCGGGATTAGCTTAGCCAGTACCTCCTCAATGCGAGCCAGGCGCGCCTCAATGCCGTTTTCGTCGTCGGCTTGGTCCTCAGGCGGTTGTTGTTGCTGGTTTGGGTCCAGGTCCTCGTCTTTCATTTCCTCGCCTTGCTCAGCCTCCGCCTCGCTATCAAGGAAACGGCGGAGCTTGTCAATAAAGCCCAGCTTTTTGTCTTTCAATTTTGTTTTCATGTCTAAATCCTTGTCTTTAATTGAACAACGCGGGCCAGCTCGGCCGCGCTCCACTAGCGCAACATGATTGCCAATTATGTTTAACTGCCGGCCTTTACCTGGCCCCGTTTGCTCATAATCAGCTTCATAGCCGCACGAAACTTCGCGCAAGCCGTCCTTGCGTACTGCCTCTATTGCTTCCTGGTCTGTAATTAACAAATCAGCAAGCAATAAATCGTCCTCAATTCCTACGCCGCGGCGCACGTTTTGAGTTACCCCTTTGGCTAACTCTTTCCAGTTTTCCGGGTTAACAAATGTGTCCGGGTGGTCAATAGTTACCGGCTTGCCCTCAAAGCTCGCCAGGGTTTCGTCCTTAAATACTTCGTCCTGCGTTCGGTCAATCTTAATCAGGCCGTCGCTGTCGCCCTCTAGCGGGATTTCCTCGGTGCTATACATTTGCACGCCAACGCGCGCAATCGGCACCGCCTCGCAAAGCAAAAAGCCCTCCGGCGTCATGCTTTGCTTAGGGCCCAGCTTTTCAACCGTCAGGAATTCCATGCGGTCATGTGTTTTTGTTTTCATGGTGTCGTCCAAAACAAAAAACCCCGCCGGAGCGGGGTGTTTATATTGATTGTTTAACTTATCTATTCATTGGCAAAATTGCCGTAACAGTTAATCGCTTTTCGGCGTTGGTTGTGTCGCATGTCACTTTCACCTTATAACTGCAATCAGCCAGGCCGCCCTTAACCGGGACGGAAACCGCACTGTTTCCAGTGTAAAAGTTTGGCGAGCCGTTTAATACCAAAGCAACGTTGGCATCAACCCCGCTATTAACAACAATTTCCGTGCTAACAATACTGGTTAACGCTTCGCCGCTTGCTAGGCCGTCGGTAAAATCAAAGGTTAAAATAACCTCCTCGTCAACGTCTTTTGTGCTTAATAGTGTTGTCATTGTTTTGCCGTGTAATTTCGTTGTTTGTAATTTGCAATAAAGTTTTTAAGGTTGTAGTCCGCCGTGTAACCCCGGTTACCTTGGTTTAACTCTCGGCTTATTGTTGCTTGATAAAACAAATTTCCGTTAATAAACAGCGCCGGCTTCAATAGATAGCTTGCCTTAACCTCAACCGGAAAAAATAAGTTTTCGTTAACAAGCTGGCTGGCGTTAATTCTGTATTTAACATTTGCGCCATAAAACGCATTTGCATTTGAATAAAGAGCCGGCGCCAACGTTTGGAGGTATGAGCCACTAAATACAACCCAACCAGTGTTATTGCCGGCGTCCGTTGAGTATTGCGCATAAAACCCGCCGGACGGGCTTGCCGCGCTATCCTTAACACTTAAATAACTAGCAATAATCGTCATGGCGCCACCTTATTCAACCTAAACCGAGTGCCTGGCGTGCTTGAAGCAATGGAAACTAAATTGCCAGGCGTGCCGTTCATGCTGAAATTTTCAACGTTGGTGTCGGTGCTTGCTGGAAATTTAACCACGCATGGCACAACGGTGTTGGTCATATCCTTAAACCGATTTGCGCCCGTAATGGTTAAATCACCGGCTCCGCCCTGATTCAACGTCGGATATGAGAAGCCGCCACCCGCAAACGTTTTAGCACTGGCTGACGTCATGCTGATTGAACCCGTGCCGCTAGTTGTGTAATTAGTACCCGAAGCTGTCCACGCACCCAAATCAACGATTGAACCGTTATTAAATTTAATATCACGAGCAACCGCGCCGGTTGAGCTATATGCGCCTACGGTTAGCGTTTTAGCGTTTAAGTCTACTGCGCCGGCCGTATGCGTGAATGTGCGAGTTGAGCCTAAAGTCAGCGCGTCTTGAAGTTGCAGGGTTCCAGCACCTGCTTTTGTGATAGGAAAGTCTAACGTTTTACCGTTTGATGTTATGGTTTGCGTGCCGGTTGTTGCTAAAAATGTAGTTATGTTTACTATTGCTGGTATTGTCATACCTGCGGATACTGTTAAATCACCGAATAAATTTGCGCCAAATACATTAATTAAAGAGCCAGAAAATCCAGTAAAATTTAAACTCTTAAATCCAGATGTATTGGATAGACTAACGCTATCAGTGCCACCTGTGATATTAAAAGAAACAACATTGCTCTCTGAATATGTAGAACTTAAACCATGAGTAATCGTGCGCGTTCCAGTAGTGCCATTATATGTACAATCAACTTGCCTATTTCCACTACATGAAAAGTTAGTGGCTGGATTAACAGTCCATAAATCTGATGTATTATTTCCTGTTAAAATTATTTTACTTGTGCCAAACAATATACTTCTAGGTATGCTAGTTGTAGAAACTAATCTAAATGCAGTCAACGTTTGGTTATTCAAATCAACATTACCGCTAGTCAGCCCAAACGCACCTGTAGTCACAAACGCATCGGCGAGTTTAAAAGTGCCGGTTGCGTTATCAACGATAATAGGTTGCGTAAAAGTTCTTCCCGCACTGGTAATTGTTTGAATTCCACCTTGTTTTGCAAATGTAGTGTTTCCTGTACCTGATAATGTAACATCTGCATCCAAAGTTAAATTGCCATAAATAGTTGGCGTAGTAGTTCCTGTAGCTAGCGTAACCGCTACTGTTAATGATGACATATCTAGCGTGCCGATATTCCATCCAGCGTCTACCGTATGCGTCCCTGTGGTTGTCCCTGTATCAAATATGGCAGTGTCTTGCGCTAATGGGAATTGGTTAACATCGACCGAACCGCCGCTTAATTTCCATTGTGTAGCTGACCAGTTACCAGTACCAACGCGATAAACCGTCTTAGCCGCATCAAACGTGATATTGCTATTACCCAAGCAATTACCAAGCCGCGTACCGGTCCATGGTGTTGCCACGGTTCCAGCCGCCACAATATCCCTGAAATCCACATCAGCCAGTGTAGCAAGTGAACCATTCAGCGTAATGGTGCGAGGCGTGCCTACAATGTCAGAACATACAAACATGCGGCGTATTGCTGTGTTTGCCGCACCGAGGGTTAGCGTGCCGTTTACGGTTTGGTTAGCGCCTATGCTGATATTCTTAATGCCAGTTGCGGCAAGGCTTGTTACTGACAGGTTGTTGAACGTATTTGCGCCGGTGATGGTGCCGGATGATGTGTTTACAAACGTGACGTTATAGAATGTCAATCCACTAGCTATAAATCTAGGTGAAGAAAATCCTATATTAAATGTTGATGTTCCAGCATTAAATGTTAATCCAGTTGGATTTATAGCTAGTGCAACACTCCCAAAAGTAGATACAGTAGAAGAACCTAATTGTATGCTTCGCGTTGCAGTTCCTGCTGACGATAAAGTCGAAGTCGATAAATTATAATTATTGGTAATGAATGAACCATTTGTAATGGTAATATTTCCGCCAATAGTTAAAGCACTTCCAAGCGTCCATTCACCACCAATCCCATCAAAAATAAATTGAGTTAGCCCATTAAGATTAACGCCGTTTGTAGTAACTGTCTTGCCGGTTGAAGTAGCCTTCATTGTGACTGTTGAAGTCTTAGTGCATGAAAAATTCGATGCAGGAAACAACGCACTGCCATAAATAGCCAAATCAACACTACCCGCCAGCGTCATAGCAAAATCAAGACTGCCAGCCGTAATATCACGACATACCGCACCCGTGCCAACGGTAACGGTAAAAATCGCCCCATTATCCGACGCCGCATCAAAAACCACATCATCCGCACTTGTCGGCGCTACTGTAGAACGCACGGTGCGCGCGAGGTTATCAAACCAGTTAGTGACGCTTGACGCATCCCATGTGCCAGTTGATGAACCACCAGCCGAAGGTCCCCAGTATTTAGTTGCCATTTACAAATTCCTAAGATTACGCGCCATGAAAAAGCCGTACATAACCGTTAACGCTATCAGCATGGGTGATAAAACAAACCCCAAGTGATAACCCACATAAGCTGCCAGTACAGTTTTAGCCGCAAGGTAAATATCAAGATTGATGAAACGAAGCACGAACGCTGTAAACGGATTAGCCTCGGTGCCGCCTGCTTTCAATATCGTGCGCGTCGAGTACCAATCAACTAAGTTAAACGCGGTTAAGAGTAATGTTAAAAATACAACGATTATCTGTTCGCTAAACATTTGGCGCGTCCTCTACTGGCGGTGCTGTCACAATCGCCAGCCAATTATTAAATCGGTCCTGTTTAATAGTTTCAATTTCCGCGTCCGTCAAGCCGTGGTCGTCAGGCAGAATGATTGCGTCTTTTAACGTGTAAGTGTTGTTTGATTTTTCAAAATCTATTGTTGCCATTTCAATCCTTTACAGTGCAAAAATTCCGCTAGCGTTCCAGGCGGTCAAAATGTCGCCGCCGTTAGGTGTAACCGGCAAGCCTGTAATGCCGTTGTCCAGGTATGCAACCAGCGGGCTTGTTGCCGGGTTCCCAGTGTCAATATACAAAACAACCGCCTCAACGGTCGCTCCGCTTACGTTTACAAAGGTTACGTCGTCGCCGTCAAATATACCGTTGACATAAGTTTTGTTAGCAACCGCTTGCGGCGTGCCAACGACCGCGGCTTGCGCCGAGCTGTAAAATTGGTGTGCGGCGCTGTATGTGTAAACGCCAGTGTCAACCAATGCGGCTTTAACTACCTGCCCGTCTAAATCATTATTGGCCGTAAATTGCAATAACTGCTCTTTCCATTTTGGATATAGGGCGTTTGCCATTTTTTAATGTCCTTAATCGTTTAGTAATACTTGCGCCCAGCAACGGCAATTTGGAAAGCAACCAGCGTGTCCGGTCATGCCGTCCAGCGTTGGCGGGTCGTTCCATTTCACAATCTTGCCTTGCATTTCTTTATGGCTTTGCCGCACGTCGCCGTCGCGGCTGGTCTGCCAAATATAGCCCTCACTTCCAACGTGCTTGGCCCTGGCCTCGGTCAGTAATGAGCCCGTCCTGGCCACCTCCGTGCGAGCAATCAGCATTGCCTTGCTCCTGCTTACTTCGCCGCTCCGCATGATTTGGGCGGCAACCTCACTGGCGCGGGTGCTATCCTCCAACCCCTTGAGAGTTAGCTCATGCACTCGCTTTGCGGCGTCCAGCGGTATGCTCTTGATAAGTGCAACCTGGTCGTCCAGCAAATCGCGCATAACCTGGCCAGCGGGTGCCGTGAAAATTTCGCGCACTATGCCCTTGCTTAACTCCTGGCCCATTGCTCGCCAGGCGGCAAGGTCGCGCGCGTTTACCTCGGCCAGCATGTCGCTTGCCGTTTTTGTTGCCCAGGGCCCCAGCGCCTCAGCGTAGCGCCTGAGCATTTCGCTTAGGG